AGCTCATGCCCAAAGGCCGCCTCGAACTTCTCGATGAGCGCCTTGGATCGAGGGAATCCCTCCATCACTGCCAAGTAACCAAGCAGGGCTGCCGGATCGACATAGCGGATGAGGTAGAACTGGCTACCGACCATCTCAACGGCAAGACGCGGGATCGGGGTTTGCTTCGCCTGAATCCCTGCGTTCGCGAGGTCCTGCTCTAGCCACAAGTGGTGGCCGATCTCTTCCTTCAGATGAGCAGCGTAATACTCTCGCAGTGCACCTCGCGACCTCGACTTCGCAAGACGAAGAAGGTCCTCACTTGCACGAATCGAGTGATACAAGAACGTCATGTTGTTCAGCGCCACCTCATGTGACAACGGCCGCATGAGGTGCTGCGTAAGACGTTCGCGTACAGCGGTAATGACAAGATCGCTAAACATCAGTAGAAGTACATCGCTGCCATGGCCGCCGTGCCGAGTGCACCAGCGGTCGATGAGTTGTTGCTTGCCGCCTGTGCTGATTGGGCGTTGTAGAGCCCTTGCAGGTAGTTCGACTGTTGACCGGTGGCAGTCGAGTAGTCCGGCCCAGAGGTCTGACCCTGCATGGCATAGCCGCTGAACTGTGGGTTCTGCACCTGCGTTCCAGTAAGCAACGCATTCAGTTCATTGAGCGGCATGTTGCGCAGCGTCTGGTCTTGCTGCCACTGCGTCGCGTACTTGTTGAGGGCCTGCTGGTAAGCCTGGTTCTGTGCCTGGTTCTGACCGGCTTGAAGCTGGGCGTTTGTCGTGAGGCCCTGGATATTCGCTCCATACGACGAGAGAGCATTCGCAAGCTGCTGCGTCTTCGCTTGGTTCGCTGCCTGCTGTGCAGATTGATTGAGGCCGAACGTCTGTGCGAGTTGACCGTACTGCTGCCCCTGGCCGGCAAGCTCTGCCGCGTAGTCCGCCCGTGCGGCATCGTTGCCCTGCAGATATGCTTGCCCGGCAAGTTGATCCTCCTGAGCAGCGCGGGAGTCCGAGAATGCGCGTTGGGCGTTGTAGTTCGCTTCAGTGCCTGGAGCGAGACCTTGTAGGGCAAGCTGGTTCTGTGTCTGCTGCTGCCGGCGATCAAGATCGGGCTGCAAGAGCGCCATGTACGAGTCGTACGCTTTCTGCGAGTACGTATCAGCGCGCGATGGGTCGTATTGCGCGACGCTGCCTGCAGCGGATGGATTAAACGTTCCCTGCGTCGTGTTCAGGTTTGTCGATGGGTCCTGAGTAAACGCACCAACGCGGCCGACACTGCTCTGATCTACACCGCCAACACCCGACATGTAGCTCGCCAGATCAGGCGCTTTGAATGATGTGTTGTACGAGTCCTTGACGGACTGCAGCATCGACGCTGCTTGGTCTGACTTGCCCTTCTGAATGGCGAGTTGCGAATCAAGAGCGGACTGGATTTCCGGGTTCAGAGTGGTGCTCTGCGTCCAGTGATCCACCATGAAGTCGTTGCGGTTCAGCGGAGCATCGCCCTGCTTCCAAGCCGCTGCTGCGTTGTTCCAAGCGTCAGCATCAAACGTCTTGTCGTTGGTGTAGTTGAGACTGCCCCACGGGTTGGTTTGGTCAATCCGGTTAGCCTGCGTCTGGTAGCGCGCCGCGTCCAAGTTGCCTTGTGCGGTCGCCTGTGCTGCACCTGTGTAATCCGGCGCTGGAGGCGGGGGCGGTGCGCTGTCGAAGCTGCAGAATCCTGCTGCTGAGTACCCGCCGTTGAACTCCTCCGCGTGGTAGCGCGTCTTGCTGTTGTGATTCTTCATTCGCTGTCTCCCTGGGCTTCCAGAGAGCCCCATTTCCCGTCCTGCCACTGCTGCTTCGTGATCGCGAACAGGACAGCGTCCTTCCCCTCTCCGTAGTAGCCTTCGATGACTCCAACCTTCTTGAAGCCGAGGAGTTCCTGCAGTGCGAGCGACTTGTGGTTGTCCGTCGCAACCCGAGTCGTCATGCAGTTCTTGCCTTCGACGTTGAACGCGTAGTCGAAGACGGACCAGATGTATTGGCGATCAATCTTTTGGCGCTTTGAGCCATCGCTCGCTGCATTCGCCTCGCATGCCGTTTTCGTCCATCGACCGAGCGCGCTAACGCCGACCGTCTCGACCTTGCCGTCGACTTCGAGAACAGATGCGATGTACTTTGTCGTGCCGTCGTCGTGCCAGTACGGCAGGCGCTCGGCAATCCAGTCACGAAAGATCGGCGCGTATTTCTGATCGGCGATTACATGCAGCATTCAGGTTCCTCGAATCTGATATTTATCGAGGGACCTTCAGTGCGAGCCGCCAAGCTCGATTTCCCACTCAGTAGCGATCCATTCCGTTTCGGACAGGACCGACAGCGAGATCGTTAGCGACGCGCAGTAGCCGATATTTCCGAGCGTCTGCCAAGCGTTGTAGTTCTGACCTGATGACCCGGCCCATACAGAGCTATCCCAGATGCCCGTACCCCAGAGAGCATCGGCAACGGGGATGGCTGAGCCAATCTCCGTCGGTGGGTCACTGCTGAAGTCGGTGTTGCAAGCAATGAGAATGTTTGGCGTGCCGGACGTGGTCAGCAGGTCCGGCTTTGCACGAATGAATCTCTTCTTCTTACCCCGATGATCAAGGCCAAAGTAGTTGAATGCCTGCTGTGCAGTCGCGGTGTAAACGCTGCCACCGGTGCCGTCCGCCGCCGCACCATCTCGAAAGCCGACGAAGGCGGCACACACCTTGTTGGTAGTGCCGAAGTAGATCGAGCCGCCGAGGGTCGCCCAACAGGTTGCAGGCCAGCCGCTGAATGTCGACCACCCGCCCGTGATCGTGTTGAAAACGAATTGGAAGTTGTTCGCCTGGACGATCTGCGGGACGTTGATCAGAAGTAGGTTTTCAGAGAGGATGGCTTGAAGTTGCCAGCCGCTGAGCGAGCCGAACGTCGTCGTCATCTGGGAGACGAGTGAGCGAATGGCGTCAGTGAGCGATGCGGTGTTCGTCGTCGATTGCAGGTTCTGCGACAAAGGAACGAGGCCGTCTTGGCACAGGTACAGCACATCGCCACCGTGCTGCAGGAAGCACTTGTTGCTAATGGGAGCACCGAGGGTCCACGTGCCCTTGAGAGACCATGCGGATGCGTTCGACGGATCGGTTCCCTCATAGATCACCACGTCACCCTGCGATGAGGCAGCGACGAGGTAGTTCTGCATGCCTGTTCCGCCGTTCATTGACCATGACGTGAGCGCAACAAGCTTGCCGCCGCGAGGGAACAACGGACCGAAGTCAAACGAGGTCGCTCCTCCACCAATCGAATTGATGTCGAGGTACCAACCACGGGAAGAATCGCGCTCCACAAACCAAAGGCGGCGCTGATGCGAGATGACCGATTCGAACTTGGCCACGTCGCCGATATTCGTACCACCACCCGTAGGTGGGCCCACTTGACCAGGAGTCGATGGTGACGCGACGTAGGTCCACGTCACCCACCCTGAACCGTCATAGTGCCGAGGCGCGTCAGCACCATTGCAGATCACAAGATAGTGACCAGCCGTCGCCGCGAAATTTAAGTGACTCCAAACGTTTCTCGTCATGCCCGAAAGCACGCTGGTTGCGCTGCCACCAGCCGTCGCATTCCAGATGACACCGTTGCCAGCCGAGAACAGACGATCACCACCCGTCGTCGTACCGCGATATGGCATCAACGTTTCGACGTTGCCGTCCATAGTTGCCCACGTTCGAAAACCACGACGAACGGATACTCCCTGCGGAGAGGCGACGAAGTTCGTCAAGTTGATCGCGTAGCCCGGGTCCATGTTGCCGAGCGGATCGCGGAAGTTCAGGCCGCGAGTTGGAGCTGGAATGGATTCCGCAAAGGTGATGCGGGAGCGCGGTCGCTTGTACGCAGTGCCTCTGTTTGACCGACGCATCAGCATCAGATGCCCCAGTTGCCGTTAGGCAAGTTCGTCCGATCAAGTAGGTGCAGATCGCTGCTTGGACGTGAGAGGCGGAGGTCAGGCGCGGGGGTGTCGCCAGCGAGGGCAGCTCCCAACGACTGATTGAAGTTGGAGACAGCGGCCGTCGTATCGAACCCCTGTTCCTCCATGAACTTCAACTTGGCGAAGTTCATGACAAGGCGGTCGTGGAAGACAGTGGTGTCACTGTCTAGCGTGAACTCAGCCTTGCGTTGTGCGAGACCAACGTCCCACACATACCAGTTCGACACGTAGTTGTAGTAGACGTTGTCGTGCGTTGTTGGAGTCGGGTACAGGACAATCGATCGCCCGTTGACGATGAAGTACCGATCAGCCGTCGCAACCGCACTACCCTTGCCCGCCCATTGCTTCGGCGTCAGCTTTCCGAAGACGAACTTTTTGTTCGTGTCATCCCATACCGTGTCTGGTTGGATGCGCAGGCAGTCGGGAGGCAAGCGATACGCTGCTTGACCCGGAACTAAACCGCCACCTGGGTTAGGTGGCTCATCGAACCATCTAACGAGTTAACCAGTGCTGACAAGCGCATGCCAGTCGTGCATGTCGCACAGCTCATCACATGCGGCAACGACAAGAGCCTTGAGCTGTTGCGTTTGGCCGTTGCTACTTGAAAGGACCGCGGTTGGGACAGGAAGGGACAGCTCGCCCGCTACCTGCTGAACGATCTGCAGAAGTGTCTTCGTGCCCATCCAGGCCCTCCCTTACGCGGCCTCTTTGACGGCCTTCTTGTCGTTCTTCTTTTCAGCCTGAAGTGATGCGATCTGCGTGGCTTGCTCAGCGAGGAGCTTGCGAAGATCTTCAAACGCGGCTTCTTGCTTAGCGAGAGCGGATGCGTCTTGGGCCGTCTTGAGGTACGCCTGTGCCTTGCGACGCAGATCGTGGTAACCCATGATCGCGCCTGCATTTGCATCGCTCAGGTTTGCAAGCTGCTCAACCGTGCGAATCTCAAGAGCTTTGAACTGCGCGACTTGACCCTTCGTCAGGTGGGCCCAGTGTTCGATTGGTGTGCCGGTGACTGGCAGTGATGCGTTCTCTTTGAACGCCTTGTACTCATCCGGGAAGCGCTTGATGTGCTCCTTGGTCGCATGAGTAAAGATGATGTTGCGAGGATCGGCAGGCACGACGATCTTGACGAACTCACAGTCGTCATAGACTGGGTGGCCCGCTTGCTCTGTCTTCATCGAAGACTCGACGGCTTCAAGGGTGAACTCAACGATGAGGTCCTTGTCTTCGTCCTCACGGCGGCCCTTGAGGGCGGATGTCGGAAGTTGCATGTGTTTGCTCCGTGTGATGTGAAAAGGGGTCGCCGAAGCGACCCCTTTTGTCGTTGGACCACCTATTTATTGGTCTCAAGCCTTCTTCTCAGGAGCAGGCTTTGCTGGAGCAGGAGATGGGCGATAGTCCGGATTCAGACCGTCTTCGAAATTGCCCGGAGCGTTTGCAAGCGTTGTAGGCTGCACATACACCAGCTCATCTTCCTTGCGGCCATCGAACTTCGTCACTTCCACTGTTTCGTGAATAGGGTCCACAGGCACGCCAACGAGTGGCGAGTGGTTGATGATTTCGCCTGCTGGCTGAACCGGGATTTCTTCTTTCGTTGCCATGAGATGTCCTTTCAAGACAGAGAGCGGCCTTGGCCGCTCTCATTCGTCTTAGTTCTGGATGACGCCTTGGAACTGCGGGCCAGAACTGGTCAAGTTGCCTGCCCAAGCCATCGATTGCGAGATCAGGTCTTGGTTGGTCGATTGACCGAGGTCCAGACGGACCATGTTGCGCTTCGTGTGTGGGCGAAGGAACAGGAAGTCTGTGTTCAGGAAGTAGATCGTGCCTGCGGCGATGCCGGAAGCGATCGACTCCATGACGACAGGGATGCCGTAGAACGACATCGAGCTGAAACCACGGTTTGCCTTGCCGGCGTCCATGTAGCGCTGGTCAGCGGTCATGGAGAGCTGGAACGCGTTGTACATGGTTGGGTCCATGACAATCAGGTTCGGCGCGTCATTGCCACGCTGAAGGCTGTTCAGCATGCTCGTCATTTGCGCTTGGATGGTCGTCTTATCGAGCGCGCCCGCATAGTCGACACCACCGCCCTTCATCTTCTTGTTACGCCAGAAGGTCCAGGTTGCGCGGTCGATGTTGCCGTAGACGCCTGTTGCGTTGGACACTGGAACTGCAGCAGCGAGACCAGTGATCTGCTTGCCTGAGTTCGCGGTGCCGTCCGAGTACAGACCCTTGACGAGCAGGTTCGTCAGCGAGCGCTGTGCGTTGTCGATCTTGGCTTCGAGCAGATCGATGAACTGCTCCTTGCCGCTGTTCTGGAGAAGTTCCAGACCAGTGAGAACGACTTGCGTCGATGCTTGCTTGATACCGAACTGCGCTGCCGAGAACTCATCGTTCGCAGCGAGTGCAAGGGTGTCAGCGCCCGAGTACCACGCGGTGTTCGGGTTTTCAGCGAAGACGATTTCTTGGAAGATCGTCGAGCCGCCAGAGAACGGCTTGATGCCGCCAGACTTCTTGATTTCGGACAGGAGAGCGTTGGTGTTGCTGACGTTGTCGGCAAATGCCCCTGTCCGTGATTCGATGGTCGTAGCCACAATTGGGCTAACGTTTGGGAATGCCATGTTCAGGCTCCTTCAGAAGATTGAGTAACGTTTTCCTCGCTGTTCTCAATCTCCTGCTGGGTGCTCGAAGCTGGCCCGTCGTTGATCTGTTGAACTGCCTTAGCTCTCAGGTCTGCTGCGGTTTCCCCGTCAACTGGGACCACGAGAGCCGGTAGTGCGCGGAAGAGCATCAAGCTCATATGCGCACGCCTCCCATGTGCTGATCCCACGCGGCTTCCGCTGCCTCACGGTTCGACCGATAGGTCTTCGTGGACTGGGCGGTGCCGCTGCGCGGACCATTCGCAGGTAGAGATGCACTAGCTGCAGTCACACGAGCCTTCGAGGCTTGTTGACGCTGGGCCAGCACGTTTCGAACCGTAGGATTCGCAAAGCAGGCTTGGTCATATGCCGCCTGCAAGTCCTTCATTGGGTCTCCAGAGCGCTGACCAACTTGAAGTAGGCCAAGCATCTGTGGGAACACGTCGTTGAAGAACTCGTTTTTCGGATCGTTCTGAAACTGCGTTACGGCTGTATTTATCTGAGTCGCCTCGGCCGACTGCATCGTTTGACGCTGTTGCTGCTGTACCTGCTCAGCAACGATGCGCTGGATGTCGTCCGGGCCAATCTGAGCGCCAGCCGCCGAGGCGGTAGCTGGCTTGCGGCCATTGAGGACATCATTGACCGAGTCGAGATCGATCTTGTATTGGTCGATGAGACGAACAACCAGATTCGCCTTTTCGGCGACTGAGCCGGTTCGAAATGTGTGGTCAGCCGCGAAGAGAACGCCCGCAGCACGGATCGGATCGATGCCTTGGGCTTGGTAGTGCGCGGCGTATGGTGCGGACGCCTTGATGAAGTCCTTGGCGACTCTCTGCTCTACCTCATGCTCATTGAGACCGCGCACGATCTCGTTCTCCCGACGCATGATTTCGCGCTTAAGCTCGATTGGTACTTCGGCCCACCGTTCGCGTGCATCAGCCTTCCAGCTAACCGGAGCCTTGATGTCGTCTGGTGCAGGGGCAGCAGTGATTGCAGCCTTTGCATCCTTCGGGTCCTTTGACTCCGCCGTCTTTGCAGGAACCTGCTCGCTTGGCTCGTTCTGGTCCCAAGCCTCGGAAGCAATGTCTCGAATCGACTTCGCTGCAGCACCTTCGCTTTCTGGCGCGTCCTCTACGACTTCGGTTTCGGTAGGAGCATCAAGCTCTGTTGTTTCGATGACGGTGTCTTCCATTTATCCTCCGTGAACGCCAATCGCCTCGACGATTGACTTCCGTATGTCGGCCTTGTTTTTGGCGTCGATCTGTTTGCGTTGGTGCTCGACCTCACCTTTGAGATCGGACTCAGGCAGGAAGCCGGATGTCTTGAGTTGCTTCAAGAACTCCGTGCGACCGTAGACAGGCCGACCATTGATTGGTGACGTGCGAACAAAGTGGTCTGCGATGCCCATCGCAGAGACCATCGGCGCGGCAAGGACCCTCTCCATCGCTGCTGAGCAGCAGGACGGTGTCTTGTCTCGGTCGTCGACCCGCGCGATGTAGTCTTGTTCGCTGCCGCACTTGCTGCAGCGTCCCGTGTACGTTGGCATCCAGGCATTCGTAGTTGAGTGCCCGGTATTTATTGATTCAGGGATTGAAGCGCCGGAAGCGGTTTCGCCGGCGCTGAGCGAGTGCGACGACCATCGCAATCTGCGCGTTCTCTTCCTCTTCAACACGTCGCAGCTCAGCCTGCTCTGCCTCCCACTGAGCGCGAGCGGCTTCCAACTGGGCGACGATCAGCGGATCGAGCATTGCGCTCGAACGGAGTGCCTCCTGCAGGCCCGCAAGTGCCTCAGGATTTAGAGTCTTCGCGACCTTCTTTGCAGCCCGCTTGGTCTGTGGCGCTGGCGGCGCGACGTTTGGAGTCGAACCGATAGCGAACGAGCCACCTGGATTCGTGGCAGTCACGCTACCGTCAGGCACGTATAAGTTAGTGCCGTAGCCGACGTTGGTGTATGAGAGCTGGACGGGTGGAGCGCCGTACAAGTTCGTGCCTACGCCAGTGTTGGTGTAGTTCAGGTAGACATTCATGTCCACCATCGAGTGCGTGTAGGAGTTCGTCCCTGTTCCGGTGTTCGTGAACGATGGGAAGGCGACGCTGTTTGGCGTATACGCATTCGCACCCTGACCTTGGTTCTGGTACAGGATGATTGGGGCCGCCGTCCCGTTGTATGAGTTGGTTCCGGCTGCCGTGTTCTGATAGCTCAGCGAGATCGTAGGTAGGTCGTAGAAGACCCGAGCCTTGACGATGTCCATTCGAATCTGCTGGCCAGTGGCGTTTGCTCCGAACGCCTGATACAAGCAGAAACTCGATCCATTGATCTCAGAGACCGTGAACGTGCGGTCGGCAACGCCGTCTCCATTGGTATCGGCGTTGCCCCACAGGTCCCCATCTCCTCCCAGCGTGTAGTACTGCTGCAGCGTGCTAGGCAGAACCTGCTTCTGATTCGCGGACGCGACTGTGAACGTGTTGAAGTCAGTGACGACCTGGGCATACGAGTAGGCCACGCCACCAGCGGCCGTCCAGACCTTCTGCTGAATCTCAATGCCGCGAGGAATCGCGTTCGCTGGAAGATTGAAGTTGAACCCGTAAACGAACAGGCCAGCAGTTTCCTGGCCCGCGCCAGTGTTGCAGTTCGCTGTAGCTCCGTCTTCCGCAATCAGGTTACCCAGATTGGTCCACTGGTTTGCACCAGCGTCTTGAACCGCTCCAGTTGGGCTCTTCCATCCAGTGTCGAAGTGGGTAAGCGTTGTCGGCGTGAATGAGTTCGTGCCGGTTGCGGAGTTCTGGTAGCGCAGTGCCTGCGGCAGGCCATAGACGTTTGTTCCGAACGCAGTGTTGTTGTACGAAAGATTGACGGTCGTCGTCGCAAGTGGCGTGTAGTTCGCGCGAGCGCGCATGCTGTCCATCGAACCAGCACGGGACACACTTGCACCAAGGCCGTAGAAGGCGGCAAGCTGCGGGCCGAAGTCGACACGTTGCATCGCACGGTCAGTGGACGCGTCGTTGTTGAGACGGATGTTCCCGAAGCCGTTGATGACCAGCGTCGAGTCGGATGTGGTGAACGCGACGGCTGGAGTCGAGACGGACTTAACTGGAATGAAGTCACCGATTGCAGATGCGAGAGATGCATACTGGTAACCACCACCATCGGCAGCGACGAAGCCCTTCATCTCGATGTCGATGCTGACGTTCGTCGCGCCCTTCGGGATCGCCGCAAGAAGGCCAGAGAAGTTTCCGGTAAAGATTCCGTTCTCGCCAGCAGGCGCGACCGTTGTGGTGGCGTAAGTGCTGTTCGTCGTGAGCGCGTTGTTCGGGTTCGTCCAGGTGGACGAGACTGCAGCGGTTGGAGCGAACCACGCGGTAGTCGTCGGCGTTCCTGCTGTGCCAGTCGGTTCGGCACAGATGATTTCCATCGTGATCGCAGCCCAGCCGGAAGCCGTGCCGCCGATGTTCGCCGTTTGAGCAGACCATGCGGTCACGACCCCGTTCGTATCGAAGCCGCCAGCTACGTCTGTCGCATCAACGACAGACGAGCGGTTGGTCATGCCGGTCGGCGCGGTCGTGATCGTGCCGTCAATCGAGCGATGACCAGAGAAGCCGACAACCCATGACGTGCTGTCCCCACTGTTCCACATCGGAGCCAGAGCTGGATAGCTGATCGTCGTCGAGGAGCCGGTTGTGGCGGTCCATGCACCGACCGGTGCGATTGGGTGCGCGCCACGGTACACATGGCAGATCACGGAAGTGGCATTCGTCCATGTGCCTGACACCTCTGATGTCGTTGTCGCGATCTTCCAGCCGAGACGGGCGGAATTCGTGTTGCCCGTCGCTGTAGCGTGAGTCAGGTAGCCAGAGCCAGCGGATGGAGCCGTCGCGTTACCGTCGCGGTATGCATAGATGAGGATGAGGTCGCCAACTTGGTGGGTCGGCATCGTCGTGATTGACGTAACACCCGTCGCTTGACCGACGAAGGAGATGACATTGTTGGTCGGCGGCGGAGGCGCGACCGATGAAACAGTGACTGACTTCGAGGTCTGGGCCGAACCAGACGCGTTCGTCACCGTTTGCGTGATCGTGAATGTGCCAGTGCTGCTGTACT